ACACGCTTAGTCAAAACCTGCAATGGGCTAAGGCCTCTGAACTGCTGACCATTGGTAATCGTAGGGTTGTAATACTTCACATGAATAATATCATCTGTTGTAAACGTACCTTTAAAGCCTACATCAAAGTATCTATAGCCAACCACACGCTGAGGAAAGCTATCACTAACCAACACCGTTACATTTTGGTTATTTAATGCATGTAGTGTAACCATACCTGCATTCGGTCCTAACTCCAACACTTCCTTATACAAAAACAACTCACCAGTAATGTATAAGATTGTGTAATACATAATCCTATCTTCATAACTAATGCCGTTCAGCATCTTCATAAAGATATCATCTTGCTGTAGATCCTGCAGTGCTTTTGTCTTGTAGTATTTCTTTTGTATGCTCTTAAAATCGTGTCTCTTATAACCTTTCATTGCCACATCATCAACAACCTCATAGCCATAGAATGGAATCCTTGCAGCAGTCTCAGCTAAGTAACTGATCACTGAATAAATATCATCTATTGTTGTGTACTGGTTGATTGCTTCAACAGTCTGCCAACTTGGGAATATGGCATTACTAGCGTTGATGGTCACTCCCATCATGTTATTTACTGCCTTAGTTTTGGTTTCTTTTTTGCCAAATAACTTGTCAATCCATTTCATATGCAAACACCATTTTAGGTTTAAACTCAAATATCTCTCTCATCATAAACATATCTAATAAATCCGGGCTATCCCCGTTAAGCTTTATCTTCATCTCATCCTTGCCAATGATTCTTAGCTTACCATCATAATCACTCTTATCACGTTTAATAGCCTTACGCTCATACATAAATCTTTGTTTGACCGTCATAGTGCTATCGTACATCTTACTAGCTACATGCTTGTTAATCTTCATCCTGCCCATACTTACTGCATTGCCTGTACGATAGTAACACTGAGTCTTTAAATTCATGTAATTCTCTTTTATAAGTCTGCCTGATGCCTCATCCTTTACACTCATTGCTGATGCACCACCATTAAACGGAACTGCACCACGAATGAACCCATCAACATAACTACCTACACCATCAGCGTCATAACAAATATACCGATTTTCTACTGAATACTTTTGAGCCATGCGATTAATTAAATCTATCACTTGCTTACCATCACTCTTATCCATTATCTCAATGTCCATCAGCTCCATCCCTTCCCAATATCCTACTACAAGCTTATTGCTTCCCTTCATCGCAATATCAGCTGTGATGTATCTGCCTGTCTTATCTACACCTTTTATATTCTCAAAAATCCCTACAAATGCATCATAGTCATAGATGTCATTAGGACTGTTGCTTACCTTCCATCTGCCTTCCAACAACTGCCGCCTGGTGTCCTCATCCTGACTAAGCAAGTTACCAGGATAAGATGGATCATGTTTCAACCCCTCCTTGTTATCGTAGATGCTACCACTAACAAACGTGATAGACTTGATAAAGTCTCTAGCCGTTAACCCTGATGCATCTATCATTGGCTTAATTATATGCTCAGCCTTCTCATACACCTCATCATAGCTATCACCCCAAATGTAATCATTACCATACTTAATGAAGTATCTTAGCTTACCTCTACGCTCTAATATTGGGAATCCCGTCTCTGCATCTATCCACCAACTAATCAACTTATACACCCATGATTCAGGATCAGGATTGCAAGTAGCCCTAACATATGGCTTCACACTGCAGGCAGAACGGTTACGTGATAGCAAATAAAAAAACATAGACTCAGTGAAGTGTGTTAACTCATCAAAGCCTAGAAAGGGAATTTGCGCACCTTGCCAATCGTACTTATTTTTCTCGTACTCTAAATGTCTAAATGATATCTTTACACCGGATGGAAACTTCCAGTCTAAGGATGACTCTCTAGCATCACCTTTAACTATTGGGTAAAGCTTTGTACTGGTATCCCATAAGCCACCCTCATTACGAATCTGTACCGATGTCCTACGGAATATCACACCACCAAATCCTTTTATGTCAATGTGTCTGATGGGATCAAGTAGCAAAGCAAATGTCTTACCAACAAACGCAGCTGCACCACCGATAACGATATCTGCACCGCTTGACAAAGCTATTGTCTGATAACCTGATTGAGGTTTTATGTAGTTGATGTTATACTGTTGGTTCAATGATATCGTCTATTGGTTCTATTGGTTCAATGAAGTTATCCCGTCCATTATCGGGCAGCTGTATTATCTCAATTGTTTTAATTTCCTGTTCTACGTTCATCTGTATCATGTCTGTAGGTTTGCCGACTCCATGCTCCCAGCAGAACTTAATTAGTGCAGGTTCATCTGATCCTAGCAATTGTATAAAGCCAGCCTGAATACTGCCATAGTATTCCTCTATAGCTTTAAGTGCTATATTCTGTACATTAATCTCATATTCTTTTGACTTCCTTCCCACAATAAACTATAATTTAATCAGTATAAAATTACTTAATTTTCTAGACATAACGATAATTAAATGACCGCTTGACTAATTCTAAGGCTCTTTTACGGTCTATTAGTAATACATCCCTCATCTCGTATATGTCTTTAAATATCGTGCCAGTACTAACCTCTAAAATGCGTTTTGTAATATGCTCTCTTTTTTTAGTATTTACTATCAAAATAAGCTCATCATTTTTATAGATTCGATAGATAGTTTTTGAGCCTTCAAACATGGGTAAAATTTGTTCCATTATTTCCTGTTCTGATCTTGTTGTTGTAGCTACCTTGTAGGCTAATATTTTGTTAGAATTATACACTCTATAAATCGTTGGTTTTTGCATAGCTTTTTTATTAGTTTGTAATCGTGTACTCAATTTGTACGTTTTTTTCTATTCTCTCTATATATATATATATATATATACTTTAGTAAAATAATTATAAAAATAGGTTACATTGATTACATTTTTACAAAATTAATTGATTATTAATAAGTTACGATGTAACCGATATTGTAAAAAATAGGTTACACACTAAAACAAATCGGTAACATCGGTTACAATTGGTGTGTAGTTATTATTATTTTTTCCTATTTTAAAGTACTTTTTGTTATTGTCTTGCCTTACTTTGTTTTCAATGTAATCGATTTTTAAAATCTCGGAACCGATTTTGAGTCCTTTAACAAATCTTTTTAGACTGTAATCTCTAGCCTGTAATTCGTACCGATTTAAAAAGTTTTTCCACTCTTCAGACATGGGTAAAAATTGACCGAAATGGTCTTGAATTATGGTGTCTAAATAGTCAAGAAAATCCTCACCAAATTGCAATTTAATTTGCTTTCTATTTAGTTTTTCGCTATTCATTATCGGCTTTATTCCATTTACAAAATAATACTGCACACATTTAAATAAAAAGTTGTAGAATCGTTGCCATTCATCATTATCCCAGTCGTTAAATAGTTTATTGCCAAAATAATCTTGTGGAGTTTTAGATGATGAGAAAAAAGGAGCAAACTCAAGCACACGCTGTCTACGTTTAGCATGTTCAGCATTAGATGCAATGCTGTAATTGGTAGTAAATGCTAATTTAGGACTATCATCAAAAGATAGAAATATCTCATCTTTATTCTTTTTTTCTATGGTCATACCTTCGGTAATAGTCGGATAGTAACGCTCAAATTCTACATTTTTTGGACAATCCTCAATGATTACAAGCTTAGTACCTAATTCTACCCTACTAAATGCAAATGTCTTATCAGGCTTAAAGTTTTTACCATCCATTGTAACTGTAGGTATAAGTTTGCTAATGGCTTTAAAGAAAATACCTTTACCTGTTCCACCACCTTTAGAATCGTCATCAGTTTCCTCAGCCAAAATCACAGCGTAAGGCCTAGATGAATCTTTGTAGCTATGTAGGATGTAACCAATGATAGACATAGCATAATTAATACGTTCTAGCTCATCATTGCTAATCTTTTCAATAAACTTGTAGTACTGGCATTCTGTTATATCAGCATCTTTATTGACATAGATGTCAAAGTCATTAATTTGACTATCCCAAATAGACTGATTAATGGTGCCATAATCTATTCTATTAATGCTGCCTTTGTCAATAGTTACAATGCCATTTTTAAACGGAAAATAGCATTTATGCGCTTCATCTCTAAGTATCTCAATTTCTGATTTGTCAATATACTCAAAAAAAGCATCATTAAAAATGCTATTGGTATTTTTTATAATTTGCTCCATAACGTCAATATGCCCGGCATCTACGAGCTTTTTTTTAATAAACTTTTTTATTGATTCCGGGTATACTTCCCTTACTTGCCTGTTCTCTTCATGAATTAGCCTGTACACTTTATTTTTAGCGTTCTGAAAATACAACTGATAGTTATTATAGTGCAACCATTCCTGCAAGGCATAACGTTCAATAATTACAGCCCCATTTTTGTTATGATACCAAAACCAACCATTTGTATTTACTTCCCCGTAAATGTCTCCTAATTGCTTACATGCTTTCTTAGGATCATTATTCGCCTCTAGCATACAATACACACTAAATGGGTTGTAGCCTTTATTTTTAAAGTTAGTTGATGTGGTATGCGGATAAAATATCCTAGTCTCATTAAATAGCACTGCAGATGTTGCAGATGTGGTTGAGCCTGGTCTAAGTAGGTATGTTTTTTTACCATCATTATTTAGGACTGACCAGCCATGCTTTTCAAGTAAAGCTAAAACATCACCTCTTTTATTGTAATCATCCCAAATGGTAAGCTTGTCATTATTATGTGCAATTTTAGGCTGTTCTACTGATTCAATTAATTGGTTAAATTCCCTAGCACAACTCATAAGTGTATCACGCTCATCAATAGTTAAAACTGGTATTTGTTTGTTGCCCGGTTCTGGGTTGTAGCCTGCAGTAGGTGGAGCACACACATAACCACCTTCGCCTCTAGTTTCAATTAATACATAGCTTTTAGCCATTGGATTGGCTTTCAGTTCTGCATCATTAGGCGGCCGTTCTGCAAGTTTTTGATTGCCTTCAATGTGTTCGCATCTAAAGTAAATATGGTAGCCATCGGATTTGGTTTTTACTATAAATAATTTACCAAATAACACAGGATCAGCATCAAGTATTTTGTCACAATATTTTGAAAAATCAACCCCATATTTGCAATCCACATCTATTACCTCTAGATTGTTTGATACAGCACCGCAGATGATTGCAAGCCCTTGCACTTTCGGATGTGCAAACATTGTAACAAGTTGCTGTTCAGTTGGTAGGTTGTACTGGTATTGCTTCCATGATCCAATAGACCTTTTTGTGTTATCAGTTGAGATTACCGATAAGCCGATTGACACGTAGTCCTTCGCTGATTTTAATAAATTCATTCTGTAGATGGTTTAATGATGATGATGTAATTACAAAAAATCCTTTGTCTTGTAGTTGTTTGTGTCGGTATTTTTGCAGCTCAGATAGTTTGCCATTCTCAGATTTCACCTCGATAAAAATGGTGACACCGAAAGCATGTAGCTGCAAGTCGGGCCACCCATTTTTATTAGTTTGAATTATCTTAACAACAAGCCAGCCTTGACTCTCAAGCCACTTTATTATTTGATGTTGTATCTGTGATTCTCTCATATTTTGGTCGGGTTTCTTGAGGTATAAAGTTAGTACCTACACCGCCAACTTTGTTGATAAAATCCACTTCTACTTTTGCAGAATTAATAATTACCTGTGCTACATCTGCAATAGCTTTTGCCCGGTCTAGTTCCATTGGCATTTCAGGATCAGATAATGATTCTAAACAGGCAAATAAATGGTTGCGTAAATCTTCAATTTTGTTTTGCATTGATTTGTTTTTTTAGTTTGTTATTTAATTTGATGATTTGTTGGATTGGTTTTGGGTACTGGTGCATAGTGTTGCGTAACATGTTTTCAGCCTTAGTAATTAAAAGTAAATTATTAATGTCAAAATTTGTAATATTGTTATCTTTAAACACTACAATATGGTCATCAGGTATTGCACCGTTTACGTTTTCGTAAATAACACGATGCTTTAAACGCCAGTCATTATCTGAAATCTTTACGTAGGTATAACCGTCTACAGATTTAGATTCCTCGCCTATATTTCTAGTATTATGAGGTTTGCGACCTTTTTTAAACATTGTCTTTTGACATTTTTCATAAAGCAATGT